TAATTAATGGAGGTTTCGACTATCCTACAGTGTGAATGCAAACCTGGATTTTTCTATAAAAATGCTAACGGTCTCAAGGCTCATCAAAAAACTAAGATGCACTTGGCTTGGGAAACTGTAAAAGAAGTCAGGGATGTCAGGGTGCTATCGAAACAGTATGAAAATGAGATTGAGAGACTCAAGGCGAGACTAGCGCACAAGGAGGATATTGAAATTCAACTATTACGTCGTATTACAGAGCTTGAAAAACTAGTCTATATCTGATGACGTTTGCAATATTTACCGCATGTAGCCCTGAAAGGACACGGTTTGTTATCTAGGGTGCGCGATTGACATCTCGCCTCTGTCACCTTCTTCGCCTCTATAACCTTTGGAGCCTCTTTCAGGAATATTGTACGATGTTTGTTTCGAGCCTCCTGAATTGCTCTATTCTTCTCTCGCATCTTCAGTATCAACGCATCAAGAGTGTCTTGCATACGTTTCTCTGCCGCCGCCTTATCATACGGCTTTATTTCCACTGGGCGCGCAACCGCCTTTTTCATGGCGCACACGGAAGTCATTTTACCCAAGTGTCCGAGCCTCAACCTGAGTCACTGGGTGCACACTTTCCATTAGTATAAAAACTCGAATCTCTTTTATACTAATGCAAATACAGTGTAGAGCAAGATGTTCAGCGTGCCAAGCACCACTCAAAGTTTCATTTGTTACATCGGGTGATGAGAATACATGGTTATATACATGGGTCCTCAAAGAGAATATAAATCTGGGTAACAATACCATGTTTTACAAAAAGGTTGGTCCAATAATCAAGCGTGTATGTTTCAGTTGTTATTATGGATCAACCCAAAAGGCTCTATCTGTGAATGATATATTTGATTGGCTGAAAAGGGGTCAGGAGTATGTACAGACTGCAGAGGTTGATTATGTACCAATACTATTCAGGTGGACGTATTGGCTGTTCATCACCGGTTTGTATAATTGGAAGCACTCGCAAACTTAATCTTCTGTCCAGTGTGTTTCTCCGTCTCTCTTATTGCTGCGCTCATTGTTGGTTTGGACCACAGAAGCCAGCGAGACCAAAATCCCGCAGTATAGGGATCTGACCAGTTTTCTCTTCTCTGATGTCTGGTTAGATATTTTAGCATTCGAGTCTTGTCATGGTGCATCGTATAGTCTTCATATCCGGCAGCTCCGAACGATACTCTTCTTCCATCTGGAAATGTAGCGGTCCACTTTTTAGGAGCCTTTGCTCGAGTAAGTATGATCATATAAAGAGTGCAGTGATTTAATTTACAATGAACCACTCTTTATACAGGACACTACTGGAGAATGTCAAGGTTCCAATTGTTGTTGCAGTTGGACCAGCTGGTACAGGCAAAACTCTGCTCGCGTGCAAGGCTGCAGCTCTTATGAATCCAAATCGAATTGTGCTGACTCGTCCGGCGGTATCTGTAGATGAGGACCTTGGATATCTTCCCGGAACCCTAGAGCAGAAGATGTCACCTTGGATTCGACCGATGATGGATGTGTTGCCAAAGTATCTGGAGCCTGAGATTTGTCCGCTGGCATATATGCGCGGAAGAACCTTTGATTCATCGTGGATTATTGCTGACGAGATGCAAAATTCGACACCGAGTCAGATGAAGATGATTCTGACGCGTATAGGGTTCAATTCGAAGCTGGTCATCACAGGGGATCTGGAGCAGCACGATCGCGGGTACGAGGAGAATGGACTACTCGATTTACTTCAGCGCATTCACACGTCACCTGTTCCTGGGATTGAGATGGTTACATTTTCAGACGACGATGTTCGGCGCCATGAAATTATTAAAGATATATTGCGTATATATAGATAAGATGAAGAGAACATGTGTTCATATAAGACGATTTACACGTAGACCGGAGATACGATGGGGAACTTCGTATGTCAGGAGGAATTTTGTAAAATCGACTGTATTGTCATTTGTACCGTCAGCAATTGATGATCTAGCTATACATCATGCAAATCTAAGCGTGAATGAAATTATTCGTGTCGGGATTGATACCGCTACTATTAATGCGATTGGGATTATATTGTCCTTTGCTTCCAAGCTGTAGGATAATGTCATTGGTTATGCACCATCGTATAAAATTCAACTGAGCAACAGTAGTAACAATTTCTTCGCCCATCACCATAAACTTTATCCGCTCCGTCCTACAGAATGGATCAAACAATTTTTTAGAATATCCATCAAGACTTGACTTGTATGCAACGTGCACAGTGAAAGGCTTTCCGCTCTTTACATACGTCAAATTTGTCTGCTTCGCGTAGTTGGTTACAAAGTACTCGAGGTTGCGTAGCGAAATTCCCTTTTTGTGATGCAGAATATCTAAAAGTGTCTTTGCATTCTCCTGAATATCATAGAATCGACGGACCGAGATGAGCAAGAGATCAGATTTACTCATTATAGATTATATGTCAATGTTAACTTTATGTTCTGATTTATTTTCACATCCTGGACATCCCTTTACAAAAAATAGATTTGTTGCGTGTGTATGAATATTTTCAGTCAATGATTGTGTTGTAGTCTTGACGATATTCGTCTTTTGCTTCTGATGCTTTGAACAATATCCATTTTTGTGCTTCTTACATGTTTTATTTCCGCAACGTTTGTTCTTGGCAGTTAGACCCATACACAATTCAGAGTCAGTCTGGATACTTGCTGCATCCTTCATCAGCTGTTTGATATTCACATCATATGTCTTTGCGATATACTCAAGAACCGTACCAATCTTCTCGCTCACACGACGCTCAACCTCCTCATTGATCATTTCAGCTATACGAGACTCCATGTATATATAGTAGTATATATCTTTAGGATAATAATACTACACCACCAACTACAGCTACTACACCTGCTATATGTTTCATAGACATGGATTGTTTGAGAATAAATAGTGAATATATAGCTATGAATATAGGTACAACTGAAATAAGTGCAGTGGTTACAGTCATATCATTTCTCTCCATGAGTTTATAATACAGGTAATTACTAGTAAAACTACATACAACTGCTAATAATATCAACATGATCACAGGTACAACCATCACCCGAATCTCCTTATTAATGAGTTCCTTATGTCTTCCCATGAATAAAAGGGACAATACAAAATAAAACATTGAGAACAAGGCAAATGATGTTTCTGAACTATATCTGGTTGTAACATGTTTCATGATGATAACTTGTGAAGCCGCAAGTAATGCTACAAATAGTGCCAATACTGTAAAACTATTCATCTATTATTTAGAAAGTAAATAATCTGGTCTGTGTTTTCGTCTAAGTTGTACAGGTATTTGTCTCGACTCGTAAAATCGAGCCTTATTGAGTGGTATAGGAACAGGCTCAAACTCTTCCGCACGCCCTGAACCATAGTTTATCGGTCCATACTTGAGCGCATTCGCCTCCCACTCATTCAATGCTTCAGCCTCATTCAGCACCTTGTTCACCGCCTTGGCAGATGGATGAGAGTCGGGTCCAAAAACTTCCAAGAGTACTCTCGCAGTTTTATCAGAGTGACCCTCTTTACGTAGACGCGCATAATTACGATTCTTATGAGTATATGAAGCCTCTGATCGTGTAGGAACTCTAGGTTTTGGAATATTTCTATTCGGTATTCTTTCTCGACGCTTGAGCATCTCAAGCTCAGCTTCTAGTTCACGCTCAGCCTGTGCCCTTGTCGCAACTTTATTCATAATCTTTGAAACCATTCTTTTGATGTATCGTTCATTTGCAGTCACAATCGGCTCTTTGCGTTCCTGGCTCGCCAGAAATCTTTGATGTAGTTCTTCTATTGGAATCTGCATCCACTTTTCATAGGCTGAAAGTTCACGGCGCACAGGCTCACGGCGCTCAGGCGCTCTGGGTTGCCGTCTAGGTTTTGGCCTCAGATCAACTTCATATATAATCAGTCTTTTATTGACTCTTCGAACTCTAAAATTTCTTGGCATTGCGACGGGATTGGGTACTTGGTGGTATGCGAGTGTCATCACCTTGTTTGTGACTGTACGTTGTGAACCAGTGAGTTCTATAGGAATCCAACGTTCCTTATCTCCAGGCACAAGGTGTGCATAAAGACGTCTTCCTGGTGTGAGTGTTCTTACACGTGTAAATTTGAGTACATGTACAAGATAGTGTTCAACCTCTTCTCTTGAAGGAAGTTTGAGTGTGTTCATATATAGTATTACTAGAAAATAGTGGCATCACCAATAAGTGGTTCTAATAAATCGCATATGGGATTTTTGAGTTGATTTGTAAAATAGTAATTGTAATCGAGCTTGATACCATTCTGACGCACAAACTCTGGATCTTCAGATTTCTCATAGAGCTTCGCCTTCTTTGGCCCCTCAACTATGACATATTGGACGCGATCACCCTGTTTCGGTTCAGAACCAGGAGCACGCTGCATAATCTTGTCACGTACGGCTACGTGTGCATGATTGGGACTCTTATACTCTCCTGATAGACTCTTGCTCAGGAGCAACTTTTCCATTGGCACCTTTCCAGCTAGAAGAAGACGCGCGGCACTTTTCGCCTCTTCGATAGCGGGTAACGGATCTGAACTATTCAGGATGTGATCGAGCACTTTTTTGCAAACCTCTCTGACGTATGGGCAATTATCTCTCCGAACAACCTGCAAACCTTTGATATCAATCTTTTGAAAAACAATTTCTGTTCCATTCTTCTCATACATCTTCGCTGCATACCTCTTCTTAGAGTACAGAAAATATGGGCAATACACCTTTTCGAGCTCGAGATTATTTGGAGCCTTGAAAAGCTTGGTACACTGTTCAGCTGCGAGCTCACCTTGTGCCCACGCACACTCAATCGCCTCTTGGCCCTTTTTACCTCCTGTATCAAACTCAACCATCACAGAGTCAGTATCGCCATAGCGAACCTTGGCACCCTCAAAGTTGGCCTCGATATAATTCTTCGTCTCTTCGATCATCTGTCGTCCACGCATCGTCACTGTACTCGCAATCTGAACCATTGGGAGCATTCCACCACCTATAGCGCCAGTAAATCCATACACTGAATTCATAGAAATTTTGTACGATAGCTGTCTGCCATTGTAAATTGCCTCGAGAGGTGTACCAATAGCTTTCTTCATATCAGCCTTTGCTTTTTTACGAAACTGCTTGAGCTCTTTGAGAATCTCTGGCAAAAGACTTGGTACATTTTGAGCAAATCTATTCTCGCCAAAAGTTTCATACTGTATTCCCGGGAGATTGTCATATTTCTTATCGAGAACAATCGATGAATAGCACAGGTTATGAGCAACCATTATACTTGGATAGAGGCCTTCAAAATCGAGTGCTGTGATAGGTGTGTAGTATGCGCCAGTCTGCGCCTCGAGCACTGTAGCACCCTCAAACTTTCCTTCACTCTTCCCATAGGGAATTGTAGGTATCAGAAAGTTGAGTTCTCTCGCTTTTCGAGCAATCTGGCTGAATACCTTGATTTGCTGACCGCGTTCAGACAAATAGTTCAGAGGAACCCAAGTAGCCTTTGCCATCTCAACGAGATTCTGAATCGTATAGAGCTTATCCATAATCAGATGAGGAAGAATGGTATCCTGTATACAATACTCTGCAACCTCTGCAAGTCGAATTGGATCACCATCTGCATAGCGACTGAAAATCTCCTTTACTGGCATGTCATTTTTCTGCTGATTCTTCAGAAATGTTTTTGATACGTTGTTCAGAGAGTACGACTCGAGTTTGTGTTCCCGCTTTACATCGTGAAAGAGATCAAATACGTAACGACCAGTCATTGGAACCATTTTTAGGATATTTGAACCGAGAGCTCCACTTGCTAGCTTTTTCTCAACAAGAGAAATTGTATTGTTATTACGTCTTCCTAATACATGAGCATATGGGCTGCATTTAACCTTTTGCATACGACAGATGAGATATTCCAAGTCAAATCCAAATATATTCCACCCAGTCACAATGTCAGGATCGCATTCGCGCATATATTCTGCGAAACGCTCGAGTAGCTCTTTTTCAGTCTTGTACCATTCATGACCATGCGTCTCTTTGAGGCACAGACACACCTTTTCTGGTTCCGTGGAAGAGCCAAATGTCTTGGTCGTCATGGCAATCTGAAAAATTACATTGTCTGACTTGTTAGGATTTGGAAATGATCCATCTGCCGAATAACACTCAATATCAAACGACATTATTCTGAGTGGAGCAATCTCGTCACATTCTACTGGTTTGAGTGTTTTCCAATCTTGGCAGAACAAGTCATATTTTGTGTTATTCAGATATTGATGTATACAGATTGAACCAGTGTCTATCCAACCAGCTGACTGAATACCTGTCCTGTGTAAGAAACGTAGCAAGGGTTCAATATTGGCTTCATAAATTTTATATCCTTTTCGGACTAACGACCACTGAGTCTTTTTACACTCCTCCATAGTATCAAAACTAATTTTGTAAAAAATCCTCTTTTCAGAGTTTTGAAATCCCCACAAGTCTTTGGCTTGATAGGCTTCTGTATTGTGTGCTTTTGAGACTTTATCAATAAAGAAATAAGGTTTGAATGTAAACGATAGGGCAACCGAATAACCTTCAGCTGTTCTTCCGTACGAAGTGATTGTATACCGATCTTCAATGTCGCTTGCATCCCAGGATACTGCTTGAAATAGCACCATATTTTTATAGAGTTTGAAATGTTTAAATGCCCGTCACCTTGTAATACACATCCGGAGTTTCATGGCGCTCGAGGATGAGCTGAGCAATCCGATACCCTGGATGAATTACAAATGGACGAGTGTCTGTGTTATGCAGCACCACCTTGAGTTCATCCTTATAATTTGGATCTACAACTCCTCCAAGTATATCGATTCCATGCTTTACAGCGAGTCCAGTGCGACCAGCGATACGTCCGTAGAGACCATCTGCAAAACTAATGGTGTATCCGAGCGGGACAACGAGTCGACGCCCAGGCTCAACTACACACTCTGTAAACGCAAAGAGATCATAGCCTGCACCCGACTGAACTGGGAGGATCGCCTCTTGAACAATCTTTTCAACCTCTAGACACATTAATTACAAAGAGTTTAATTTCTTTATAATGTGATCGAGTATCTTATCAAGTGGGTAATTCATATGAATCTTCCATTCGTCTATAATATTATTAGACTGTTTTGTATTACGCCATATTATATCACCTCTGTTTGAATTACATCTGAGTGCTAAATCACCTTTGTTCATATATTGTTTCATATATACAGGTATATATTCAGTCTTGGGTAATAGATATATAGATGCATATGTATTCACATGTAATTTATGAGATTGATGATGATTTTTCAGAGATAGTACAGCTTCTGATGCTACATATCCACCATATGAATGTCCTATCACATATACATATATAACACTTGGATCTTCCATGGATTTCTTAATCTGCCGAATGACTCCATTCACATATGCATCTTTAGATTGTTGGTTTTTCCAACATTTAATACCTATATCAGTGAGGAGATTTTTTAGATTTTTATTTGATCTCTGAAATACTTTCACCTTTCCATGTATCTTAGAATTGTTGGGTACTGTACACCACAATCCAGATAAGTTGTATATATGATACATACTATCAACTCAGAAAATTATACCCAGTAGTATAAAACTTAAGCTTGATTACATCTTTGAGACCAAAGTCCAGTACATTTGCATCTGATAGATCGACTGATAATACAGGAAAGTTGTATTTTTTACGCAATTTCAAATATGAATTAAATACAAATCCTAGATAATCCATGAAATTATTGGTCGTCGCTTCGCCTTCATCATATCTGAGCTGAAGTATACATACATCCTCTGATTTGTTACCCAATAGATGTCCACATGGTGTAGATTCTACTGCGCCGCCGTCAAAATAATTGAACGGTCCATACTTAAAGGTTGAGAATAGGAAAGGTACAGCTATAGACATACATAGGGCATCAATTATTGACATTGTTGGGGTTGTATCCACTGAAAAGTAAAATGTTTTATTCAACTCGATACAGAATGATGCTATATGTAATTTTATTGGATTTCGTGCGTAAAGATCTGCAAATGTCATGGGTTCGATTACATCCTCTATCATCTTTCTCATTACACCCTGAGATACAAAGCCATACGAAGTTAAAAAATTCTTGATATCGGGTTTTAGCTTGTATACAGGTACTTTCATTGAAATCTTAAGAGCTTTGTTAAAATCAAAATTTGTGTAGAGCGACATGAAAGCAACGAGTGCTCCAGCTGATGAACCAGATATACTCTCAATGGTGTCAAGCCTCTTATCCTTCCATAACCGATCCATTGCACCTAATAACGCAAAATAGCCGAGTGCACCTGGACCAATTGCCAAATGTTTCATCCTATTATATATTCGATGGGATTATCAACCGTATAAACGCATTCGCCAACAAGAATATTCCAAACTGAGAATCCATTGGCATGTCAGTATATGGATATATATAGAATAGTATAGTCGGTATTAATATATCACCTCTTGATATTGTCAGATTTGTTAAATATTTTAGTACAGTGTAACACAATATACCAAACAGTAGAGTCTCTGAAACATGATCGAGCCTGATAAACCACTTGACAAGTAGGTATACGAGGGCTGGAGCTAAAACTTTCTGACTTTTTAGATCAGGAAGTGGCATCTTACTTAGTAGCAAGAATATATTCGCAATATTGATTAAATGAAAATGGAGCTCTTAAATATTGGGATTCGAATCGATCCCTAATCTCCATATAATTATCTAGCAACCATTCACTATTCCAATCTTGCCACGTCTCTGGATCCATCTCTTCAGGAGTATCTGAATCATCAGAGTCATAGGCAAGTTCTCTTTCATCCCATAACGCCTTTGGTGCCTCATCACCAAGTCCGTATGAAACCTTTTTAAACACCATTTATAGTATTAGATAGCATAAGTTTTAAGTAAAGTACATTTTGATACAAATTCTGGATAATATTTTGTAAAGTGATCCAGAAATGTAGACTCGTGTACAACTATATAGTTAAACTCAAATGTGGCACACGCAAGAATTTCTTCAAGTGGAGCAGTCCTGATAGTATCGTCAATAAATAGCAAATCTTCAGTCAAGATGCGATTCACCATACACAAATTTGAAACTGGTGAAATCATTGCGTTTATGACACCGAGCTGAAGACGGTGATTTTCTGCATTTGCTATTATACAGCGAACAAGTCGTCCATCAGGCTCTACTCCCAGATAATTTTTTACTCGACGTTTCAGAGCAACAGAATAGGTACCATTTCCTGCACCTAGTTCGAGTACACAAGCATCTACCGGAATTTGAGATACTACATCCGCAATCTGAGATTCATCGACTGTAATTGGACCAATATACATTATATCATAGTAAGGGTCTCTCTCTTTAGGCTCGGTACAGCATCGAGGATAGCCTGAAAAGCACCTTCTGTCTGTACCTCGTCATTACCAAAATAAGACTTGAGACCATTCTTGATAACCTCTCGCGTAATAGAACCCTTTGCATTTTTTACAGTATATTTAACCTTATTCTTGTCAACATTGACGATATCAATCTCCTCTCTGCCCATATATAGTTTGATAAACGATCGAAGTTCCTTCTCTCGTTTATTAAGGACTGTTAAATCCTTCCGTGCTTCCTTCAATTGAGTTTTGAGTTCAACCCAAGATGACATTGCTTCACGGAATTCATCCATTTATTTTAAAACTATTTAATTCTTTAATCTAAATACCCTGTTTAAATGGGTTTACGTTTGTGAGGTAACCACGTAGTGGATCACCAGGTGCCATTACATTTGGCTGAGATCTGATATCGTACAGGGATCCTCTACGCGTGTTGGCACCAGTCGAGCTCTTGGGGATGAATGGATTTGCACCAGAGAGCATGTTGGAGCTGTAGCCAGACATACCCATGCGCTGACCACTTAGACCATAAGCACCAGCTGAAGACACTGGCATACCTACATATCTACTTCTACGTCTGTAAGCGGAATCGGTAGAATTCACAAGAGGGTCAGGACCGCCATAATCGACCAAATTATCAACTATAGTTTCAGTACTACTATTTGGTAATGCAACTCTCAAACCAGTAGCAGCCATATCTGCTATAATAGTTGCTCGAGCTGCATTAAGATTATTCTTTAGAGCCTGTATATTAACATTATCGGTCCCAATTAGTTTTGCTAGTCCTAGAGCATTATTTACATCATATGTCATTTGTTCAGTTCCTTGAACTAGGTCTGACCAAGCTTGATATAGTGTAGCTAGATTAGCTGCCCCAGAAAGACCAGAAGGATTTGCGGTGGATGTATTATTCGCATAATCTGCTGGTATTCTACCAAGTCTTTCTTTAATATCTGCGAGTATCTCTTTTTTCCAAGTATTATCTGATCCTGCAATTCCACTTAAATTAGTCAGTGCTGTGGATATTTCTGTATTATCACCAACTGTAACCCCTGACATCGGGCCAGCAGTTTCTACTGCGTCAAGTGTGGTATATCTAGATCTCATCATAGGAGCACGTCTGTATGCAGGCCTTACTGCAGGTGTTGCAGCCGCTGTAGAGTTATTTGTATACCAATACCATAGAACTACAAGTGCAACAAGTATCAAAAGTTTCTTGTTTCCCTTTGCCATTTGATATATATCACGAAAAAAATCTAGTCGAGATAATCCATCTGGTCATCATCAGATTCGTCTGAGAATAAATATGTTCCTCTTGTCCGAACAATCTGTCTGGATTCCTTGACCTGAAGTATTTTGAAAATTGGACCAAATGATTTTTTCAGAAACCACACACCAGTGAGCTCCACAATCAAATCAACGCTAGACCATTCAGAGGACTGATCCTTCTGAGATTTGTTTGAATCCCAAAAAGTTGTGATGACGCGGCCACCTGCCGTTGCGAGACAAGTCTCAAATGTTTCAGCACTCAGCGAACTCTGGAATGCCTTTCCAATAGTATCTGGAGAAATTTCTCTACCGAACCATGCAACTGAAGACTCATTCGCCTTGGATATAATCTGATCCTCGAGACTCTTCACCTGGGAAAGTTGAGACTCGTCGAGCTGAAGCACGATAGGCTTCCCATCAAATGAAGTCACGTTGAGCTTATTAAACTGGATACGGTTGTTTCCGGTTACTTTTAGATAATACCGACCATCTGGAACCTTGACTGGTGCACCATACTCCATTAGGATTCACATAGACAATATTATTAAGTTAAAGACGCAGTGCACTTAGTAAGTATAATGGAGTCTGTACTATCTCAGCTTGAGGAGCTATCTAAGGAGGTCAAGGCACTTCGCAAGGATGTTCGCAAGATTCGTCAGCATATTGATGATCCTCTAGGCGATAAGGCGAAGCTCCGCTCACAGAACAATGGTTTCCGCAAGCCTCAAGTTGTTTCTGAGGAGCTTCGTACTTTCCTGAACCTTGGAGCTGATGACAGGATTTCTCGCGCCGAAGTGACTCGTAAGCTCAATGAGTATGTAACCGAGCATGGACTCAAGAATGGTCAGAATCTTACTATGGATGATGCGCTACGTTCTCTGCTTGCACCACCTGATGATGTTCAGGTTACATTTCTCAATATCCAAAAGTACATCAACCGCCACTATCTGAAGGAGGTTGTACCAGAGGCTGTTGTAGCCGAGCCAGTTGTAGCCGAGAAGAAGAAGCCGACTCTGAAGAAGAAGTGAGTCACGCCTTGCCACTTAGAAAATAAATACTCGTGTAATATATGTCAGAAGAAGAATTGATTCCCTGTCCACAATTAGACAAAAAATATATAGAAACTCTTGTGGGTACAAAGATTAAGAATCTAAACTTGTACCAGCGAGCATTTACACACAAATCAGCACTTAAGAAGTATCAACTCGATGACGACTATGAAACGCTGGAGTTTATGGGTGATTCTGTACTTGGTTTTGTCATCACGAAATATCTGTTTGATAGATACGCAGACAAGAAGGAGGGATTTCTCACCCGTGCGCGAACCAAGATTGTCAGGAGTCAAACGCTGGCCGGATTTGCTAAGAAGCTGGGTCTTGGGAATTTGATACTCATGGATGACAAGGGGATTAGAAACAACTGGAACAACAACCCAAAGATTCTCGAGGATTGTTTTGAAGCTCTAGTTGGTGCTATATATCTAGATCTTGGTATGATTTACGCAAGAGATTTTATACTCAATATACTATCATCATATGATGTATCACTAGAAGATGACAATTACAAGGATCAAGTGATGAGATATTGTCAGTCTATGAAGCAGAAGATACCTGAATATCCAGTGGTATCACATGATAATGGTGTATTCTGTGTTCAGCTTGTTATGAATAATATAGTATATGGATGTGGGTATGCCAAGACAAAGAAGGAGGCTGAACAAAATGCTGCATACATAACGCTTAAAACACTTAACCTTAAGATACCTAAGCATGCATCCTGTGGTGCAGAAGCTCCTTGAGAAACAATACGCTGATCAAAAATCGGATGAGTGGCTCAAGCTCCGAGGTACTATGTTGACAGCCTCCGATGTCGCCACAGCCCTTGGCGATAATCCATACGAAAAACCATCGAGCCTCATTTTGAAAAAGTGTGGAGTTCCTTCAGAGTTCAAGGGAAATGATGCAACACGGCATGGTGAAAAATACGAGTCTGTCGCCAGAGATTTGTACTGTGAAAAAACTGGCGAGGTTGCTCATGAGCTTGGACTTGTTCAGCATCCCGAGATCAAGTGGCTCGGTGGATCTGCCGATGGAGTGACAGAGTCTGGGAGGCTGATTGAGATCAAGTGCCCGGTATCACGCAAGATTGAAAACAAAGTTCCAAAGCATTATCTTCCTCAGATTCAGATACTATTGGAAGTGCTCAATCTTGATGAGTGTGATTTCATTCAGTACAGACCAGAACCACTCGAGTATCAGGTGACTACAATCAAAAGAGATCGGGACTGGTTCGCTGAGCGTCTTCCGAAACTCCAGGCATTCTGGGACGAAGTGATATATAAAAGAGAAAATGGTCTTTGTGAAATAGAATGACGTGCAGTTGGTGCAAGAAAAAGGGTCTTACACTAAAATGCAAGGGATGTCAGATGATGTTTTGCACATCTGATATTCAACTTGAGAAACATTGTTGTCTATTAATGGAGGATGTAAAGAGGGCTGAACTCGAGGCGCTCGAAAAATCACTTACAAAAGTTGTGGCTGAAAAGGTTGTTAAATTTTAACGGTATGGATTATCAATCTGGCGTGGGACAAAGAGATCCTGACTACGATTAAAGACAGTCATTGGTCTTCCAAAGTTCATTGGTGTGACTCCATATGTACTTGTTTCATTTGTTTTCCAACCATTCGTTGGTACACCTGGTGCAAAGACATTACTTGGTGGTGGTCTTGGAAATTGATTCAATTGGTTCTGTATCGTTGGATCATTCATCGTTACAACTTACATACATTTTAGTTTTGACCTTGTCTTGATGTCTAGTCCACATCTCATCAAGATCAATATTGAGCATGAAAGCAAGCTGGAAGAGATAGCTAAATACATCCCCCATCTCCATGACTACATCAATACCACGCTCTTTTTTTAGATTCGTCTTGCGACAATACTTGAGCACCTGTCTAATAGCTGAAGCAAGTTCTCCACTCTCTTCTGTGTACAGCATCCAGACTCTCTCGATTGAAGCCTTATCCCACCCCTTCAATTTACATAATTCAGCCGTTTCAAATTTATAACGATTCATCTTGGGTATTTAGCTCGTCTCGTCTTTATCATTGGGTAATGACCATACAATAAGCATTATAAAAAACGCTAAAATAAATGCCATAAACAATTCATTCATTTATATTCCTCTATAAATTTCTCCAGCTGGCTTGAGCCCGTATGCCGACATATTCTTTGGTAGAGGTGGTGGCACAGGGAGATACCCAATCTTTGCTGTATAATATTGATTCAGTTTCACTTTGGGAATGATTACATTCACAGCCCTCTGTACAGCTTCCTGATTCATTTGGTCAACTGTTGCATATGTATTTATGAAATTATCGAAATATGTATTACGTAGAATTTGTTCTATATCAATAGGATTCTGTGGTGGTATCTGTACACCGAGTTGTGCATTTACTGCAGCCTGTATATTTGCACTTACGGCTGATATATTCTGGGAAGAGGTGAGTTGTGTATATCTTGGATCTGTAGGATTATTAATATTCGATGCTAACGATTGCATTTACTATAAGAGTTTAAAAAAATCAAAACCTTTTACAGTAATGAGGGTCATCAAGCGTAATAATAATGTTACGGAAATGTTGTTTGACAAGGTGACTGCCAGAATCAGTGGCTTGTGTGACGGGCTGGTAGTGCAACCTGCGAAAGTTGCCCAAAAGGTGTTTGCATCTATGTATGATGGTATCAAGACTTCAGAGATTGATGATATATCTGCTGATATATCTATTCATATGATTACTGAACACCCTGATTACGAGACTCTTGCGACACGACTTCTTGTCAGCAATATGCACAAAACAAGTCCAACATGTTTCTCAGACTGTATTCTCAGCCTGTACAAGGATGGTGTAGTCTCTGAAAAGTTTATGAAAAATTTTAAACTCGAAATGGATTCCTGGATCGAGCATACTCGCGACTATAAATTTGGATTCTTCGGTCTCAAGACACTGCAGAAGATGTATCTCAACAAGGGTGAGACTCCACAGTACATGTATATGCGTGTAGCTTTGGCTATTCACGGCGATGATTATCCTCGAGTCAGAGAGACGTATGATCTCATGTCCAAACATTACTTTATTCATGCAACCCCAACACTATTCAATGCAGGAAGTAATCGTCCTCAAATGAGTTCCTGTTTCCTTCAGGCTATGAAAGATGACTCTATGAATGGTATATATGGTACACTGAACGACTGTGCACAGATTTCCAAATGGTCCGGCGGTATAGGTATGCATATTCACAATGTCCGCGCAAAGGGGTCTAGAATTCGTGGTACGAATGGTATTTCAGATGGTATTATTCCAATGTTGCGTGTTTTCAATGCTACAGCGCGCTATGTAAACCAGGGTGGTCGACGAAAGGGGTCAATCGCAGTCTATCTCGAACCTTGGCACGCAGACATTATGGAGTTTCTCGATCTGCGCCTCAATCAGGGTGACGAAGAGGCTCGATGCCGCGACCTATTTACAGCCCTCTGGATTCCGGACGTGTTCATGCACCGAGTGAAGAATGATCAGGATTGGTACCTCATGTGCCCAGACGAGTCTCCTCACCTGTCCGATGTCCACAGTACAGAATTTGAGAGACTATACAGCAAGTATATAGCAGAGGGGAAATACAGAAAGGTTGTCAAGGCTCGCGATGTATGGGCAGCGATACTCAAGTCACAGGTTGAAACTGGTACTCCATACATGCTCTACAAGGATGCCTGCAATGCCAAGTCAAATCAGCAACATCTCGGAACTATCAAGTCATCGAACCTCTGTACCGAAATCATCGAGTACTCCGACAAGGATGAGACGGCTGTATGCAACCTAGCGAGTATCAGCTTGCCGGCATTTATTCAGGATGGAGGAATTGCAATCGAAAAGTTGGAAGAGGTGACGAGGGTCGTCACTCGTAATCTCAACAGAGTCATAGACGAGAATTATTACCCCACAGAGGCTGCACGAAAGTCTAATATGCGCCATAGACCCATTGCAATCGGTGTTCAAGGACTTGCTGACGCGTATCAAATGTTAGGATATGCCTTTGATTCACCTGAAGCGAAAAGTATGAACCGAATCATATTTGAGTCTATTTATTTCAGTGCTTTGGCTGAGTCGTGTAGATTGGCTAAGGAACATGGGCCATACGAATCTTATAAGGGATCACCTTCATCAAAGGGGGTATTGCAGCCTGATTTATGGGGTGTACAATGCGAAAGCCCATACTTCGATTATAAGGGTCTTCGTGAAGGCATAGCAAAGTACGGGCTCAGGAACTCGTTGCTCATTGCACCGATGCCGACAGCCTCGACATCTCAGATTCTCGGAAACAACGAGTGCTTTGAGCCATTCACAAGCAATCTGTATCTGCGCAGAACACTAGCCGGTGAGTTTGTGATGATTAACAAGCATCTTGTAAAGGAGTTGCAGAGTCTAGGTGTTTGGAACAAGGATACAAAGGATCATATTATCAGAGATGGAGGGTCAGTTCAGGGTCTGAATATTTCTGATGAAATGAAGCTTGTCTATCGTACAGTATGGGAAATTCCCCAAAAGTCTCTGATTGATATGGCACGTGATCGTGCGCCATACATTGATCAATCTCAATCTATGAATGTGTTTATGGAGGATCCGACAAATGCAAAGTTGTCGAGTATGCATATGTATACTTGGTCTCAAGGACTCAAGACTGGAATGTACTATCTCAGAACACGACCAAAGGCTAAGCCTATCCAGGTTACTGTGCCTATTCTCTGTCGAATGGACGATGGATGTGTATCGTGTTCAGGATGAGCCGGTAAATTTGAAGCATTCCCACATTTTAGAGGTTCTCTTGGATAACTCTGACCACTCATCGATCGTATAGTTGTCACCCATTGATCTATTACAATTTCCACATATTGGTCGTAGATTATCAATGTCTAGTGTACCACCCTTGCTTTCTGGTATATTGTGACCAGTATCAAAATTAAATGGTGTAATTATATTTTGACACCACTTGACAAGGCATTTATGCTCAAATTTCTTGCCAATGTGGACCAGCCAAACCTGCTGCCTCAAAGCCCCAGGAATCTTTTGCTTCATTAAAGACTATTCTAGTCTTTTCTCTAATGCTCTGGTCTGCAGTAGACTTGACTAAGCTTTTACTGGAGCCTGGTCGCGGACAGAGACAGAAGATTTCATACGACGGAAAACCATTTCGATTTCAGTTACCCGAGTGCATGTGCGTAGATGGTCTATCAGAGTATAACCAGATGACTGTCGAAGTGCCTGTTGAATTTGCGGATTGGTTTGAGAGTCTCGAGGAATACATAGGTATACATCAACCATGGAAGTCTGTCATGAATGATGGATACATGACACTAAAGATTGATGATTCGACGCAGATATTTGATGCTGATAAAAAATTGACGCACGCGACAGAGTTTCAGGGATGCATGATAAAATGCATCCTAGAAGTCAGTTCTATTTATTTTTTTAAGGATACTTATGGACTTACCTGTAGAATCTATCAATTATTATCCTCCGAACCCGAGTGTCTATTTAATTGAATAGACCGGTGTTGCGGGGAAAGTGGCGGGGGCCGCGCTTGCGACCGTAGTTGGAGCGCTTGCGGAATAGGGCGCGCAGGTTAGCACCGTAGTTGGCTACGTTGCTAATGCGGTGGTGGTGGTGGCGGGGGCCGCGCTTCATGCCGGCATTGCTGCGCTGGCGTCTGGGGCCCTCGCGCTTGTGGAAGCTGGTGGCTGGGACGTGAACTCTCTTACCATCGCGCACATATGAGTACGCCTTTCTGTGGACTAGCATTTAATATGTACCGAGAAAATAATTTTTTAGCGCATGTTGTCATACACCTCCCTGACCTCCTCATACTCTGAGGATCCACGTCTGAGCGGAGTAAATCCATGAGTCGATCGACCATCTCGCTTGTACATATCTCTTACCTTTTTGAAAGCCATCGCCCAAGCCATGAGTCCGGGATTTCTCTCAGCCGCCTGGATCTTGCGCTTTGACGCAAGTCTCCCATATTTAGTCATTACGAGATCCGACGCAGTCAAACCACCTGATGTTTTTCGCGCAGTTCCGTTTGCAACCATTCGCCTGGAGCCAGTCATTTATATTAAGTGCAGATTTTAATTGAATAATAATCCCCCAATACCCTCTTTACACTGGAGAACATTCATAGATCGCGCAAATACATATATTGTCTGATCTGTTGTATATGTCTGTGTAAAATATACAGTTATTGTCACTGAACGTATCCTTGATATGTTCATTGTACCATTTGGTTCCAATGTGTTAGGATCGATACATATAGTATATATACCTGTTGTCTGATATGGAGTTACAGAATGATTCTCAAATGGTCTGAGAATATTAATGGAATTGTAGTCTTCATCGGCTAGAACAAATCCATTCAGTTCTATTTTTAGTCGGGCTATATTTGCATTGCTCTTTATCCAGAATTCTTTTATTGGTCCCGTAAAAGTTAAAGTATATGTGTCTCTAGAGATACCAGCTCTCATAGTGAATGTATTCATTTGTGTCTGTTTGATTAGGGTTTTTGAACTGGGTACAGGATCTATGAGTTGAGCATATTCGACTATAAGTGATGCAGTCAAACTTGGAACAATTTCATATGGATCCATCTTGATGATATATGTACTAGTATATGTAGTCACAAAGTTGTAATTGTATAATGTACCTAGACATAAGACTCCATCTATCACTGTCAATGGATATGACTCTTGGTTTATTCTGATACTTGTCCATGCTGTTGGATCTGAAAATTTCTTGCGCGTATCATAATATCTATAGGTGTAATATGTATCCTCAGCGTCAAAGTAGTATACATATATACCATCAAATATCTGAGGAGTAGATAGAGTATCGGTGACACTCTCAAATGATGGCGCATATTCGACTGTATGAGTAAATGTATCTAATCTGTACATTTCTATATATCCTCCAACTGGTACAAATTCAAATGGGTAATATATATACCTACCATCTGACACACTTCGGTCTTTACGAAATTCATAAAAAGAATTGCTGAGAAGTGTTATGGTACCATATGCCGTTACATCACCTGCGATAAATTTTAATATGTTTATGTAAAAAATATAAATACCTGTGGCTGATGTAACAGGATAATATATATTTGTACCGGTTGAGAGCGCTGCTGGGGTATGTATAGTGTATATAGTTCCAAGACCCTTCGATGTAAAGTAAGTTTGTATTGTTATAGATAGATGAGTATATATACCTGTAGTGATATCATATACAACTGGAATAGTATCATACAGAATAAATAGATACTTACCTATGGCGAGCATTCCGTCTACACCACTTGTTGGATCATATTGAATATTCGTTGAACTTGTTATTGGATTTGTAAACCCTGTAGATGATATATCATATGATGTGAGATATCTAGAATTTGTAATAAAATAGAGTTTACCAAAGGCTATACATGGCGCAGAACCTGTAGATAATTCTAAAATCTGTATGACAGAACCAGTAAGTTCATTTATGAGTGTTAGATATCTTGAACTATTATATTGTGAGAATACTACTATATATCCATTATATGTAAAAACCTTGATTACAGTCTGTAGTGGGAGTGCACTTGAATATGGTGTATATGCTGAACTATTGAGTAATCCACCAACGAGTGATCGAGATGTTAGATTGTTCAGAGTCTCAAATTGAACGGCAACCTGTACATCCTGATTTTGGAGTTGTGAAATTGGAATCTCATCAAATGTCAATTTTGTCCAGTAGTTTCTTGGATTCATCTGAGATGTAGGATCATTCTTGCCAACCAGAATAGTCAGTCCAGCCTGATTTTCATATGGAGTCTCAAGATCAGTCTCAGTGTAGAGTGTTTGAGAATTTATAGTCTGGATCGTCTGACCACCAATGAGAAGCCGAGAAATCTTTGGAAGGAGATATCCGACCGAGTCGTAGTATGTAAAGTTTTGTGGCGGCGGAAGAAAACCAGGAATCCATCCAGATTGGACGAGATTGAATTGGGGGACAGATGTACTAAATTTCCATGGATTTGATGTATATGCATATCGTATATCAAAACCCCAGAATGAAGCAGCCTGTTCGGATGTAAACATAGCCCCATTTATATTCTGAAATGAAAAGGTGTTGTTGATGACACTTACCGATACATTTGCTACATAGGGTTGAGCCCAATTTGCCAAGAGTTGAGTGTTGTAATATCCGTAAACTCCGATTGCACTGAGTTGTAATATCCCGTTTGAACTGTAAAAATTGGAATCGAGGTTTGAACTGTATTGTGGATAGACATATCCCTGTGCTATTACTGGATAAAGTGATCCAAGAGTCGATTTCAGAGTTATCGATTTTATGACGTCATCCCTCTTTGGAAGTGTAGAATATGCTAAATCTCCAAATGCAAGGTTTGAAGCCTGAAAAGGAACCTGAACCGTATTGGTTGTATATTCAACAATAGGACCTTCTTGTAATTCAAAGAGCGAAGGCCCTCCGTAGAAATCAGAACCAGCTGAAAGTAAAAGGGCTGAAGCCATCTATAATCTATTAATTTTTAAATCCAGACTCTCCGAGCGTATATTTCATACTGAGTTTTCCCATATGTACAGTTGCTATATTATATGTATGTGCATAGATACGTATATATCTAGTACCTGAATATGGTGTAAGCACAAATGTATGCATCTGATTTGTTATATTTGACATGTATACTTCACCAGTTGGTATTGGACTCTCTGGGTTTAGACTGAAAGAGTACATGTATACATTTGAATTTGGTGTCTTTGTATGGTATTGAAGTGGCTGTGTCATACTGAGATATATATTAGTACCAATATATGGACTAAGATATTCTAGACCATTCAATGTCAGACCAAGACTTATGAGATCGTCTCTGAATGTGTATGGTGCAGTGGTAGGATCTTGAATGACCCAATAAAGTTCTTTGACATTATTCATAAATGATGTGACTACATTGAAATTTGTCTGATTTGGATTGACTATAAACTCCAACATTTGATAGTATTGAACTGTATATATCATTGGGTGAGTTTGCATATAGAGTTTTTCTCGATCAGTCAAAAATACATATTCAACAACCATCTTTAAATTGAGTTGGCCATAGAATGGAATGGTCATAAATGTACTTGATCTATTGAATACTATTCTGACTGTACATGTTTTATCAAGTGCACATAGTGGAATTTTCATTGTAAATGGGAGTGGTATATAGTATTCAGCCAATGCCGATGTAGTATCCATACCAGTCAGTTGATTCAGGGCTGCCCTCTTGCCTTGTGGAACCATTGTATCATTCATAATATATAGATTTTCGCCGTACAGACGTTCGATAACCTGTTTCCCCCACCGCAATTCAACCATATTAATTATGGCTGTACCAAGTGATAAGCTTACATTTGAAGCTGTATTCCATGTGAATCGGAGAATAATTCTGTCTACAACATCACCTGATAGTGGTATATCCATAGATGTATCATCGCTAAATTCAGTTCTTGAATGCCAGTCAAATGCAAATGTCTGCCTTTGGAATGGTTCCATCTATACTTGTCATTTAGAAAAACTCGCCACACCATCCGCAAGTGTAAGAGTCTGATACCCATAGTAATATAGATTCAAACTATACACGTCCTGTATACTGTACGCACTCTTAAATGTGATATCCAGATGAGTCGATTTGTAATCCAAATGCGCAAAATTTACAGTTCCATTCTTGTCATAATTTTTTGGATCTGCAGTGAAACAATACATGTATATATTCTTCGTGGGGAGTGAGAGACCATGATCCATTGGTTGCTTGACTGAATGATACACACCATCGGGGAAATTATTCAGTAGATTTATACCGTTGAAATACATTGTTACATTATCAATAACATCAATATAGTTAGATGTTGTACCGTCAAAAAATGTAACTGGAATAGATGATGTTATATACTTTGTACTATATCCAAAGTCGTATCTATTTTGATAAAAACGAGAATCAAGAGTTTCAAATTGTTTGTTACGTATAAACCACACCATCATAGTGACTGGGTAGTTTGCAGTCAGGTGCATTACAGCTGCTCCATTGTTGTACTCGAGTTGAGCCTCTCGTAACGCTGTTGGTATATCAAATGATATAGTTGATGTCATATAGTACAGCTTCTCTTCGTCAGATATTGTTACACCCTCAACAATAAGCATTGGATTTATAAGGTCAATTGCCGCTGTCGATTGGGTTATCCAAGAGAGTGGATTGAAATTGAATATGACTGAAATTTTAGAGTTGCTTGCTGCACACAACGGAAAATACGGTTTGTGTTCACCTTTGCGATGACAAAAGAAGAAATCCAAAGGAACTATATAATCTCCACCTGTAGAATTGCCAACCAAATTCTTCATTGCAAGTTGTTGATCAGCATTCAGGAAGAGTTCATCTCTTACAATGTACCAATCATCAGTGATTTGTTCGACTAAAGTACCATCTACTACAAATGATACAGTGTTGATGATAGCCCGCCCGAGAATCGGAGTGTAGTTTCCCACTGGGAGTGAAAATTTGAGGTGCATGTTTGACAAGAGATCTGGTAAATCTTTCGGAACAAGATCCACCTGTACAGTATTACCTAAATATCCACCTAAACTATTCAAGACGAGAAATCTTTGCGAAATTGCAAATGGTGTATGATTATATTTTTTTGGGACCCATTTAAAATCAGACCCCCATACATATGGGTCTTGTGGACCAGTTGCAGACAAGGCTATACGAGCACCCTCCATACTACTATTACACAAATAAACGTTTAAGGTCCTGAATAGTATACTTTGACTTGCTTTTCGGCAGCTGAGCAGACAGTCTCGGGTCATTCAGAACCTCTGCGCACACCACCGCCTTGTCCCCCTGAAGCTTCATTATGCTCTCCTCAATGCTCGGAATCTCCTCCGTCCCAGAGTACACCAACTTCTTGATGAACACCTTCTTCACCTGTCCTGTTCTGTGCGCGCGTGCAATCGCCTGCATCTCGGTAGCTGGGTTCCAAGCTGGACTCGTGATGTATATTCTAGTCGCCTCCTGCAAGTTGAGGCCCACGCCACCCGCCTTGATCTGGATGATGAAGGCTGCTCCATTGGTGCTCTTCTTGAAGGCTTCGATTCTCGCCTCGCGTGAATCCTTCGCGACTGAGCCGTCTATTCTGTAGACGCTGATGTTCTCAGCAGCGAGCCGGAGCTGAATCTGATCCATCTCACCGACAAACTGGCAAAAGATGAGGCTCTTCTCCTTTGGATGATTCTTGATGAGCTCGACCAGTGTATCGTGCTTCTTCGAAGAGCCCTCAAAGACGAGTGGGTCCTGTTCATCCTTGACCGCCATACCATCATAGTACAGCTGCGGCCAGACCATCGTCTGCCGTACGCGCAGAATGCACTCGAGGATGTGCATCGTTGTCCCCTGGTCGTTGGTACGCAGCAGCGCCCGAACCTTCTCCTTCGCCTCGTTGTACACCTCTGTGTACAGCTGCTGCTCCTCTGGATTCATCTGGAGCTCCACATTCTCAAAGTCGCAGGGGGGCAGGGCGATGCGAACATCCTCCTTGGTGCGCCGGAGGACATAGGTGTCTCGGATGACCTGGGTCTGCGCCTGAACCTGCTTCTGCGAAATGCCCAGAATGTTGCAGAGCGCAGCAAAGTCCCGAATCGAGTTGAAGATTGGGGTTCCCGAGACTATCCAGCGGATTCCAGCACTCAGGGCTCTGATGGATAGGAATGTCTTGGTCTTTGGGTTGCGAACCTCGTGACCTTCGTCGAGCACGAGGCGGTCCCACGCGATGCGGTGCAAAGGGGTGCTCTTCTCCTCTGCACGTGGCAGGAGGAGCGAGTACGAGGTGATGACTACATCCATCTCTGAGATGACATCTGACTTTGTTGTTCGGTTCGGACCATCCCAGACGCCAACGCGCAGCATACGCCCTGAAAACTTGCGAATCTCGTCTCGCCACTGGGTCAGCACAGACTTGGGCGCAATCACGAGTGTCCGACGCTTTTGGTTTCCGAGCATCGTGGCAATCACCTCGATCGTCTTTCCGAGACCCATCTCGTCGCAGAGAAAACCACCCTTGATACCCTGGTGCATTTCGCGCTTGAGCATCCAGTCGACCCCCTCTCGCTGGTACGGCCCAATCAGGCGACCAACCAGGCGCTTCTCTGCGAGTGCGAGCGACATTTTACCCTTATCAAACAGCCTTGAACCTGCGGTAGGATGAGGCACCCTTTTTGGTGTGAACTAATATATGCGGAAGTTTATCTTCATACCAATTGTTAATCATATGGAGTTATTGGAAAAGGCTATAACATCTGTACCAGCTGGTATATTCGATGAATATATAATATTCAATAATTCATCCTCAAGTCTTGCTATTGATACTTTACATTTCAAAGTGATGGATCTAGGTGAACGCAAGACATTTCGAGAGACTCAAAACATCATGAGACAGTATGCTATAGACAACAACTATGACTACTATTGTTTCATGCATAATGATGGAGAGGTTCTGGATGATACTGTAGAGAGACTTGTAAAGATGGCTGAAGAACAAACTGAAAAATGGTCAGTCATATTTACAAATTATGATGTACTGTGTGCATATAGTACAGAGTGTGTAAAAGCTATTGGCGAATGGGGTGATCATAAATGGCCAAAGGAGCAACATAATGGATATTACCTTGATAATGATTATTACAGACGAATGAATAATGAGTGGGCCAAGGAGCAGACACTTCCAAATACAAATGTATTACATACAGCATCCAATACGATAAAGGTTGAACATGAATATGTCAAATGGAGGATGCAGGCTGAAACAGTAGAGCGACACTACAGAATGAAATGGGGAGGATTACCAGGTCATGAAACTTGTCATAAAGCTTTTGATGATCTAGTATTATAATGACCAAAACACTTGTAATTGTACTTGCAGAGACTAGGGAATATATACTAACATTTGACAATTTTAAAAAAAATGTACTTGATACCCTACATGCTGATCTATGTTTATGTATAGGTGTGACAAAAGACTATAATTATGAGAATCCATTTTATAAAACAGCCAAGTATAAAATATTATATGATGAACCAGAAGATTACGGGGTAGCTTTTGATTATGCATATGATATATTATGCAAAAATAACCCAGAATATGAGATGACAGAAAATATGAATGGACTCTATGGAACTGCTGAAGGAATAAATGATCAATCGCGCTCGGAAATACTAGTCACGACGACTGAAGATGAACAAAACAAAACTTACTACGGCACCAAATATAACCCAGTACCTCAAAGAAATGTAACAACATATAGAAGACTTCACTGGAGAGAATTTCTGAAAATTCAGAATCAGTTTATGGGTGGTGTAAAAGACTCTACATATGAACATCCAGGTTCGGCAGGTATTTTGATCTTTTATAGATGGTTACTATTATATAATCTTGATTTATTAAAGGATTACGATAGATTCGTGATTACACGAAGTGACTTTATATATAGGATACCCCACCCACCAATGGAATTAATGAATGAAAACTGTATATGGATTCCAGACTGTGAGCATTACGGCGGTTACACGGATAGACATGTAGTACTGTCAAAGAATAACATCACATCTTATTTAGATATATTTACAAAGTTTGTGCTACAGTCGACAAGATATTATAATAGTCTAGCAAGACTAGATAGAGTATGGAATTTAGAACAAATAATAAAACACCATTTAAAAGATCAAATTGTACGAGAATTTCCATATATTATGTACGCAGTTAGAAGTGAGGGTGGAACTACAAGATGGAGCAAGGGTATATATTCTCCGGAGCACAAATACTATATAAAGTATATGAATGAATATAACCAATCTGAAAGATATTATAACGAATATATAAAAGATCCTACAAACTTTTATCGTGAACGTGTAAAACTCAGACTTACATATGATATAGATACACCGATAAATCTGAATACATTACATCCAGACATTAAATCTAAATATGATTTACAGTTTACAAATGTAGGTGCTTGTATTGATGGTAGAAATTCAACTAGTTATGATCAGATACCTGATATATGCAAAAAATTTATGAAATATCATGGTACTTGGGAAGCTGTATGGAGTCGTGAGATGATTGAGGAAATGTTGAATTGTGATATTGGAGAATTATCACCCAACGATTATCCCACTTCTTCGTTACAGTTCTTAGAAGCATTTTCTAATCATATCAACATAGAAAACAAGGACTGCGTTGTACTTGGTTCTATAAGTCCATGGATTGAATGTATATTATTACGTTTCAATGCAAGGAGCGTTAGTACAGTTGAATATAACGTGCCATTATGTGACTATAAGATTAAAATAATCGACATTAAGAATTTAGATACATCAATTAAATATGATGTAGTTGTATCTTATTCATCAATTGAACATGATGGTCTTGGTAGATATGGAGACCCAATAAATCCAGATGGGGACAGAGACGCATG